GGCACGGTTAGCTCTATTATAAAGTAATAATATGCGAGGAACTTCTGGGAAGTACGTTATTGGATTTCCAAATCAATTAGCTTCAGATGCTGAGAAAGCGTCTAAAGAATATGGTCTTATGGTAGGGCATGCTATAGAGTCTGAATGGTTTAGAAAAGAAGGTGGACAATCAAGGTTTTATAACAACCGAGACACCTATCATAAACTGAGGACATATGCAATGGGCGAGCAGTCCGTTAGAAAGTATAAGGACGAACTTGCAATTAATGGAGACATATCCTATCTAAATCTTGATTGGACTCCCGTGCCTATTATACCAAAGTTTGTAGACATTGTAGTTAATGGCATTTCAAATAGATTGTTTGATGTAAAGGCTGAGGCAGTAGACCCAGTATCTTCAAACAAGAAAGCGATGTACAAGAATCGTATTCAAACAGAAATGCGAAATAAAGAAGACTTCGAGGAGATCGGAGCTATGCTAGGAAAGGATATGTTTAGCGTACAGCCAGACATGCTTCCTGAGACAGACGATGAGCTTGACATCCACATGCAAATAGACTACAAGGATGACATCGAGATTGCCGAAGAGAAGGCAATTACATCTGTGTTAAAGCATAACGACTATGAGTATGTTAAAAAAAGATTAGATGAAGATTCTACGGTTATTGGAGTCTCTGCCGCAAAGCACACATTCAATACACACGATGGAATTAAAGTTGACTATGTAGATCCAGCTGACTTAGTGTTCAGCCCAACAGAAGATCCACACTTTCAGGATTGCTATTACTTTGGAGAGGTTAAGAACGTCAACATTACGGAGATCAAGAAAGTTGATCCATCGATAACACAAGAAGAAGTTCAAGAGATTGCCAAGTCGGCATCTAAGTTTGATTCGTATCAAGGAATGAGAGGTGGTTATAAAACTGATTCATTTGATAAGAATACTGCAACATTATTATATTTCTGTTACAAGACTGACAAGAATATCGTATATAAGAAAAAGAGAACAGCGCAAGGCGGAGAAAAAGTTCTAAGAAAAGACGATCAATTCAATCCACCCAAAACAGAACAAGCACGTTTTGAAAAATTATCTAAAAGAATTGATGTATGGTACGAAGGTGTTCTTGTATTAGGAACGAACAAAATTCTCAAGTGGGAGCTGATGAAAAATATGGTGCGTCCAAAAAGTTCAATGGAGAGAGTGTACGCTCCCTACGTTGTGTCTGCGCCAAAAATGTACAGAGGTCAGATTGACTCACTTGTAAAGAGAATGATTCCCTTTGCGGATCAAATACAACTTTTACACCTTAAACTTCAGCAAGTTGCTGCCAAGATGATTCCAGACGGAGTCTTTATTGATTTAGATGGACTATCTTCCGTTAATTTAGGAAATGGTAACACATACTCTCCACAGGAGGCATTAAATATGTATTTCCAAACTGGGTCTGTATTAGGTAGAAGCTTAACTGAAGAAGGAGAGTTTAACAGTGGAAAGATACCAGTACAAGAGCTAACTTCATCTGGAGCTAACTCAAAGATATCTTCTCTGATTAACATGTACAACTACAATCTCAATATGTTGAGAGGCGTGACAGGCTTAAATGAAGCTAGAGATGGGTCTATGCCAGATTCTAATGCACTAGTTGGTGTACAGAAGCTAGCAGCACTAAACTCTAATACAGCTACTAGGCATATATTAAAGTCTGGATTGTTTATGACAGAAAGACTAGCTGAATGTATTGCATATAGACTATCTGATGTATTAGAATATTCCGACATGAAGGAAGACTTTGTGAAGAATATTGGAAAGTACAGTGTAGATATACTAGACGAAATCAAAGATCTTCATTTGCATGACTTTGGAATCTTTATTGAAATGCACCCAGACGAAGAAGAGAAGCAGATGTTAGAACAAAACATACAGACTTCACTCTCTGCTGGTAAAATTGATATTGATGATGCCATTGACATTAGGAACATTAAGAATGTAAAGATTGCATCACAGCTTCTTAAGGTTAGAAAGAGACGTAAAGAAAAGCTTGACAATAAGAGACAGCAAGAAAACATTGCTTTACAAGCAGAAGCTAATCAGCAAGCAGCTATGACAGCTGAACAAGCTAAACAGCAAACAGCATTAGCTAAAATGGAGGCAGAGGCTAAGATTAAACAGTTAGAGGCTGAGATTGAAATGCAGAGAATGCAGCAAGAGTTTATGCTTAAGGCTGAACTTATCAAGATGCAGAAGGGTATTGAAAGCCAAATAAAGTCTTCTGAGCTACAGATGCAACAGAATAAAGATAAATACAAAGAGGATAGGAAAGACGAGAGAACAGCTAAGCAAGCATCTCAACAGTCGAAGTTAATACAGCAAAGACAACAAGACTTAGACCCTATCGACTTTGATGGTCAAGACGCGTTAGGCTCAGGTATGGAGGGAATCGTGGGTATTGATTAATTTAATAATTTTGCAATAATCTAATTTAATTAAAATGGAATGGAAACTAAGAGCTTTGGATGCCGAAGGTAATCCTATAGAGCCAAAACAAGAAGAGCAGCCTCAACAAGAGGAAGTTCAAGAAACAGTGCAAGAGGAAACTCAAGCCCCTGTTCAAGAAGAAGAATTAGTTAAAGAGACGACAGATGCCGTATCCGAAGAAAACATCCAAGAGCAAGTCCAAGAGCAAGCCGAAGATGTACAAGAAAAAGAAGAAGTAGTATCCAAGCCAGTAGAGCTGGATGATCAAAGTATATTAAACTACTTAAAAGAAAGACGAAACGTAGAAGCGGAGTCTTTAGACGTTCTTTTAAATAATGACAAACAAGAAGGTCAACCTTTACCAGAGGATGTGGCTAACTTCATGAAGTACAAGCAGGAGACTGGCAGGTCCTTTGAGGATTATGCTAGGCTTCAGCAAGACTGGAGTGCTATGGATGATACTAACGTTATTCGTGAGTATTACAAGCAGGAAAAGCCACACCTTGACGCTGAAGAGATTGACTACCTTATTAATGAGGAGTTCAGTTTTGATTCAGACCTTGATGAAGAGAAAGACATCAAGAAGAAAAAGATTGCGTACAAAGAAGAATTATACAAAGCTAGAAACCACTTTGAGGGTATGAAGGAAAAATATAAAGCTCCTCTTGAGTCAAGAGAAGCCGATATTCCTGAAAACTACAAGGAAGCTTTTAACTTTTATAATAAATACCAAGAAGAATTAGATCAAGAGTCTGCATCGCAGAAAGATAGATCTCGCATCTTCCAAGAAAAAACAAATGCCCTATTCAATGATGAGTTCAAAGGTTTTGAATTTAAAGTCGGAGATAAGAAGCAAGTTTTTAAACCTAATGATGTAAGTAAGGTTAAAGAGAATCAGTTAGACATAAATAACTTCTTTAACAAGCACTTAGATGAAAAGGGGATCGTGAAGGATGCGTCATCTTATCATAAAGCTTTGTTTGCAGCCACAAATGCTGATGCTTTATTCCAGTTCGCTTACGAGCAGGGGAAAGCAGATGCAACAGACGGATTAGTGAAGGAGACCAAAAATATAGACATGAGTGTCAGGTCAAATACACCAACCGACAGTGGAGGCACAAAGTTTAGAGCAGTAGATTCGGGAGATAATTTTTCGTTTAAAATTAGAAAACGATAATTAATCACTAAAAAACTTTTAAAATGAGTGTAACTATTTCTGGAGTACAAGGCGCATTAACGCCATCTCCATCAAAGTCGACTTTATCGACTAACTATCTAGGTTCTGCTATTGAGTTTACTTCTCAATACTTACCTGATGTATACGAAGCAGAATTTGAAAAATATGGAAACCGTTCTGTATCTGCTTTTTTAAGAATGGTAGGAGCTGAAATGCCCTTCCAATCTGATGTAATTCAATGGTCTGAGCAAGGAAGACTTCACTTGGCTGTATCTGGCGCAACTAGATCTGCCGATGTTATCACGTCAAATGGACACCCTTTCCGCTTAAACCAAACAGTAATCATTTCTGACGGAACTGACCAAGACAAAGCTATCATCACAGGCGTAACTACAAACACATTTACTGTTGCTTCTTATTCTGGAGCAAACTTAGCTGCTGCTGTAGGAACAACTGGACTTAGCGTATTTGCTTTCGGTTCTGAATTTAAGAAAGGAACAAGTGGAATGAGTGGTTCTTTAGAAGCTGCTAAAGACATCCAAACTACTAACCCTATCATCATCAAAGACAAGTATGAAGTCAATGGTTCTGATATGGCGCAGATCGGATGGATCGAGGTAACTACTGAGAACGGTGCTACTGGATACCTATGGTACTTAAAATCAGAGCATGAAACTCGTCTACGTTTCGAAGATTACATGGAATTATCTCTTATCGAAGGAGAACCTGCTGCTGCTTCATCTGGCGCTGAAACTGCTGGATACAAAGGAACAAAAGGTTTATTCTATGAAATCGAAAACAGAGGAAACATTGCTACTGGTTCAATTGCTGCTCGTACTGACTTAGAAGAGCTTATCAAAGTTCTTGACAAAGAAGGAGCGATCCAAGAGAATGTTCTTTTCGTTAACAGAACTAAATCTTTCGAGATTGACAAAGTATTAGCTGACCAAAACAACAGCGGTGCTTCTACAAGCTCTTACGGTTTATTCGATAACGATGAAGAAATGGCAATCAGCCTTGGATTCAAAGGATTCAACTTAGGATATGATTTCTACAAAACTGACTGGAAATACTTAAATGACGCTACAACTGGAGCCTTAACTTCTGCTGTAGACGGTGTGTTAGTACCTGCTGGTACAACTACTATCTACGACCAAGTTCTAGGTAAAAATGCTGTACGTCCTTTCTTACACGTGAAGTACAGAAAGTCAGAAGCTGAAGATCGTAAGTACAAGTCTTGGATTACTGGTTCTGCTGGTAATGCTGGAATGACTAGCGACTTAGACGCTATGGAAGTACACTTCTTAAGTGAAAGAGCTCTTTGTGTACATGGAGCTAACAACTTTATCTTAATGAAGTAATATTAATTAGGGGG